GAATAATACCCATGAGAACTTCTTTTACATTCTCGATTAGGATATCCACAACATCAGCCTTGCTCATTCCACCGGTACCTACTTTCATTTCTCCGGAGCCTTCAAGCTTCAATGTGATGGTCTTATCTCCACTGCCTTCCGAGGATTCCTCAGTATCTGCCGGAGCGACATAGAACTCATCATTTCTGCGATTGGAAAGAATATCATTCGTTTCCTCTGCAGTATAAACTCTCTCGCCTCCATCAAAATCAACAATCTCAGGACCGTTTTCTCCGACTAAATGAAGTCCCTGCTCTGCGCTGTCGGTACCGCTTGCATAACCTCCCTCAAGGAGTGTCGCTATGCCAGCCGTAGTTCCCGGAATGTCACTCATCGTCCATTTCTTTTCGAAGTCTCCATTGTCTAATTTAGTGTTAGCAAACGATATCGAATCCAGTGCGCTTTGAGCTCTTGCAACACCAGCTTCGATTTCACTTACGTACGCATCCATTGTGTACTTCGCACTTTCTCGAGCAATGTCGGACATATTCAAATTGTCAATGGTTTCTTCCATGTCACTTTCGATTTGTGCCATAGCATCATCGAAGTCGGTTTCCATTTTTGCCACCGAAGTAGCCCATGTTTCTTTTGCACTCTCAACCTCGGCAAATGAAGCATTAAAGCTATCCACAAACTCTTTTGCGTCCTCTGTTGTACCTCCCAGCTGTTCTATCTTCTGTATGATTGCATCTAATTGACCAGCACTTTCAGCAGAGCCATCCGACAAGGAAGCTATGAGAGATTCATCCAAGCCGTAGTCTGCCGCTTTTTGCAGGTTCTCAGTGTACAGTTTTAAGTATTCTGCCTGACTTTCAAGAGCCGCCTGCATATCCGCAACACTCTGCTCGGATTCCGTCTTCATGCTTTCAAATAAACCTATTTGGCCATTGATACTGTCGTATGCTGACTTGTACGCTTCATCATAGGCTGTTGCCAAATCCGTAAGTCTGGATTCCACGTCGCCAATCGCTTCCTCGATAGCTTCTTGGCTGCTTACCTCGATTTGTGTTGCCGCCTGCATATCTTCTGCAAGCAAAGTGCCTTGAGCACTCGCTTTTGCCAGTTCAGCCATCATTTCGTCGATTTCCTCTGTTGTATATCCCATCTGTTCGTAACAGCCTCTTATGCTTTCTTCTAAAGCTTCAAAGTTCGCTTTCGCACCAGCGGTAGCTTCTTTTGCCGCTTCCCAAACATCGTGCTGATCACCATAATCGCTATAGTAGTTCATTTCAGCACCTTTAGCCCATCCAGTCCAATTCAAAATCGGATGATCCTCAGCAAATCTTCCGTTTACGATATCATCGTATATATCATCCAGCTTATGCTTTTCATCAATCATCGTTTCGTTGGCTTCCTGATACAGCTTCTGTGCTTCTTGATACTGCCCGAGGTAACTCATAAGAGCATCCATATTTGCCTGTGCTTTTTGAGCTTCAGCCTCTCTCGTCACAGCTTTCCATAAGTCTTCAATCGACATATTCAGCTTACCATTTGTTTCGTCGAGCGTGAGGTTTAATCCCTCGTAAGAGCTATTCAATCTATCTACGATATTTTTCATAATCTCCAACTGCTCGCCGGACAACTCACTCTCATCCTGCATAGCCGCCAATTGAGCAACCAGCGACTTAGCTTCTGATTCGTTCTGCGTTATTGTATCGATTGTTTCCTCGTATGCTGTTGTAGTTTCCTCATAAGAGGTTTTCAACCTCTCATTTTCCTCTATCAAATCACGAATTGTAGTTTTGTTATTTTCAAATTCCTCTGTAAGTTCCTCGATTTCGTTTTTGAGCTGATATGCCGCAACTGTGTCAGCTTCTCCGGCATCCGCTAATGCCTGGTATTCCGCTTCCAATGCCGCGATTTCTTCCTGCTGTTCTTTGCTTGAAGACGTAAGGGTATCCATAGCCCTTTCCATATCATCTTCTTGGTTCGCAAAATAAATAACTGCGGCAGTAATTCCTCCAATAGCCGCCGCCGCAAGTGTTAATGGCCAAATAGCCGAATTAACAGCTGCTCCAAACGCCGCCGAAGCTACCGTGGCAATCTTCGTAACCGCTGTGTATGCCGTTATTCCGAGTGTTACGGTACCAATGCCAACCGTCACGCCGGTAAGCAATGCTGAAATGGCCGGATTCTGTTCAATGAAATCCGTGAAGCCGTCCACCACATCAGCAATTCCATTCTGAAAATCGCTGACAACAGGGTTCAAATCGTCTCCGATGGCAATCTTTAGATTGTTAAAGCTATTAGCCATTCTCTGAGAGCTGAATTCTGTGGTATTGGTCATTGTTTCGTAGGCTTTGGCTGTAGCACCTGCTGACTGCTGCATCTGGCCAAGGACCTGTGCATATTTTTCAGCACCGGAATTATACAACGAAACCGCACCAGAACCAGCTTCCATAGAGCCCCACATATTCATGAATGCAGTGGTGTTTCCATCTACACTATCGCCGAGGATTTGCATTACATCACCAAGCGAATAGCCCTGCTCCATGAGTTCTGCAAAACTCTGTCCTGTTTCCTCCTGTAATACCTGTGCAACCTCACTCTCCGCACTTGCAAGCTCTGTAAACATAGCCTTCAAGTAGGTTGTGGACTGTGCTGTCTGAACACCGTTTGCGGTAAGAATTGCATACGCAGTAGAAAGGTTATCCATCTGTACATTGAATGCCGCTGCCGAAGGAATAACCATACCGATACTGCTGGCCAACTGGTCTACAGTCGTTTTGCCTAAGTTCTGTGTTGTAACAAGATAGTCCGAAAGCTGTCCGGCTTTATCTGCAGATAATCCATAAGCATTTATTGCCGTAGTAAGAACATCTACCGCTGTTGCCTGTGATGTAAAACCACCAACGGCAAGCTGGTTAGCCTGCTCAACGAATGCAACCGCATCAGCTGTGGCCACGCTCGCTGAAATTGCTCCGTAGGTAGCCTCTGCAAGGTCGGTTACTGCAATAGCAGTATCTTTGGATACCTGCTTTATTTGTGCCGATATCTGCTCCGATGAAAGAACCGTACTGTCCGCAATGGTACTTACCACTGCCATGGATGTTTCAAACTCAGCTGCGGCATCGGAACATTCAACAAACGCCGCACCGATTTCGTGCAGCGCCATAACAATTCCGGCGGCAGTTAATACCTCCTCCAAACCGGTTATTGCATCTTGAGACTTATCTCCGAATTCTCCCGACTTATCGGCGGCATCCTCGCTTTCTTTTCCGAACTTATCCAGTTCTTCGGTAGCTTTCTCGGCTGTATCTGCAACTTCAGACAATGCGTCCTCCGTCTTGAATCCCATTTCAACTAATTCTTCGGTAGTATAAATAGCCTCCATTGCGCCCTTATCGTAGTTTCCGATAGCGTCCGTCCAATAATCCGTGGATTTGGTTGCCCGGTCCATTGCATCGGAAGCCTGTCCTGCTCCGTCTGACACTGTGGAATAAGCTTTGTCGGCGGATGACTCCATTTTGTCAAAAGCGTCTAGGGCTCTTTCTCCTGCTGTTACCATAGCATCAAACTTCGAACTGATTTCATCTATAGCTTTAAATTTAACTGATACTCCAGCCACTATTTACCGCCTCCTTTCTTCCCAAAGAATACATCTCGTCTGCAAGGGTTCTCTCCTTCCTCTAATTCAGAAGCAATATAAAAGCACCTCATCTTGAAAGGCATTTCCTCAAATTCCTCCGGTCTTAAACCGTGCCTTTGCCATAAGATGTGTGCCCAATATCCGTCACTTCCCTTGCGTTTTATGAGTTTTTTGCGTCGTCAACCTCTTTCTGGTCTGCTTCGTCCGGATCCACGAGGCCGAGAACTTCCATTACCTTCTTGGTAACAGCGGTGTATTCATCGTTAGTAGGGAATACTCTCTGAGGCATCTCTGTAATATCGTGGCAGCCGAAGTATTCCATAAGTTCCTTGTCCTTCAAATCAGGATATACCAAAGCTTCAACGAGAATGTGGTGGAATGCCTTGGTCTTGTCCTTCTCAACCTTATAGACAATCTCTCCGTTCTGAATGATGAAATTGCCTTTCTTATCCTTGGCCGGAACTCTTGTCACATACATTTTGTTGATTTTATCAACAGTCTCATTGTGGAGCTTCTTGATTTTGAAAGGTACGACAT